ACCTCCTTTTAAGATTGTGTTTAGCTAGAAATGGTTACAGGACCAGAAATTTTTAAAGTGACATCATTCGTCACTTTATCATCCATAGGTATTGCCGTGCTCAGACCGGTACAATAAGCGCTAAAGGAGATTTCTGTGGCCTCAGTGTTAGCCAATACAATAGTGTATGATACAAGAACATCTGACTGAAAATCCGCCAACCAATCACTGTATTCCGACAGTGCCCAATTACAATTCAGTGTTATTTCTCCACTATCACGGAAGCCGGGAATAAATTCCCGGTAGCCTCCGGTACTATCCAGGCTGGTCACGTCGATAGTGTCGCGGGTCATATTAGGCCCGCTAATGGAATTAATTTCCGCAACAGAAACCGTACCTCGTTTGAATAGTGTCCCTACGCCGGCAAAAGCATTAGTAGTCATCTTTTGTTACCTCCTTTGGTATCTGAAGTTAAGTGAAAAAAGCGGACGCCCCTTTGCGTCTGTCCCAAGGTAAAAAGGTTCCCCGGTTGTCCAAATACCGGTGTAATAGAAACTTCCTGAATCTGGTTTTCCACAGTATTCGTGCAAAACTCTTTGCACATCCTTCGCCAAATTGTATCCAACAAGATATTCTCCAACTCCGGCCCTAATCATGATTTGCACTGTAGCCTTCTCATATGGCCCTTTGTCCGGTTCTTGTCCTCCTGTATCTATGATTGAAATGCACTCATCCGGCGCATCTGGCATTGCCCCAACAAACATATCCGTACCAAAGGATAAACCTACGCCGGAGTTGTCATCAAGAATGATACGGAAATCATCGGCGGCACTACTCATCTGCGCTTCCCCCTGTTATGCCTGGACTTTCCAGCAAATGTGGCAATCAAACTCAATAGCTTTCCCATATTATCTTGAATTGCAGCTTGAAGAAACTTCCATTGACCTACCGTGGAATAGGTACCTTCAGGGTAAACGTAACCAGAGGGGCTCACACCCCCGGTTTGTCCAGCTCTTGGATTTTCGTGAACAATTGGTGCGTAAAAAGCAGAATACCCAACATGGACCTCAGTGCCGTGTGATTTACATTCCGCGATGTTGTTGGCCAAGGAAGTAGCATGTTCGGATAACAACTGTGCTGCGTGGTTAGGACGTTGATATTCACCCGGCGGCCCGTCTTTAAATTCCGGCCGGAACCCCTCTTCCACCTTGCTGGGGGAAGTGACAAAAACACTGTTGCGCAGATTGCCCGTTACTACCGGAGTCAGCTTTTTAGCATCCACACTGATTTCCAACGCGGCATAGACCAATCCCCTCAAGGACGCATCCTTGATATCGGCAATCTCGGCGTTGAGATTTGCCATCACTTTGTCCAGACCCTCTATTTTTGCCCTAACCCTCATGCCGTAAACAACGCTGCCGTGTATAAAAAGGTTTGTCCATCTATGGAAGTCATCCCGGTCACGCGAAGGACCGCACGGGCATTGGAGACTTCCAACGGATTGGTCTCCGTACTGATGCCCAAACAAACATAATCGCCTTCACTTGGCGCAAAATTCAAAAACACTCTCGCCGTGATTCGCACTTCTTCCATCGTTGGGCTGATCAACAACGAACGCCAATCTTCCCATCGACATTTGATGACTTGTGGGGCGGAAAAGAAAGGCTTGCCGTAGCCATCTTCACCGGTCTTTTCCCACCATGTCGCATCCTGATTTAACATCGCTGCGAGGTTCATCAGTCGTTGTCATCCAGCGCAAAGTCAAGGGTTGCAAGGCTCACGGTTTCCTTCCCCAATTCATTGGCCAATGTACCTGTGGTATCGAGCATCTTGGCCACTTCCCCATAGGGGGTGGCGTCTAAGCCCACCCCGCCTTTGTATCCGGTCCAAGAGTCTGCTTCACCAATCTTTTCACGAATGGCGTATTTGCTTTTGATGGAAGCGAAATGAGCCGCAAGATACTTCTCAATTTCTTCCAGCGTCGCATCGGAAAGTCCACTGGCGGCCAACCGTGCTGTTACCAGGGCGTTGGCCGTAGTGAGAAAAGGCAAAAGTTGGGTTTCGGTCAACCCCGTGGTCATGATTTCTTTGACTTCTGCGGTAGTGGTCCTCATTTGCGTTTCCCCCACAGCACAGGATCAATGAACTTCTCTATCAAATCTTCCGGTGGAACAAGACCCAACCATTCGAGCATATTATAATATATTTCAACCGCGCCACCTATTACTTTTTCCGGCCACACTTCATAAATGCTTTTTGGAAAGGCTTTTTTCATCTCCTGGAAGCGTTGCTTATGAACTTCCACCCATCGCTGCCAGCCCAGGGCATCCCGGTATGCCCGCATAAAGTGAGTACGCAAACAAGAGTTGATAATGTCGGTGTCGGTGCGCCGAACCAACACCCACCGAGCATCGGGAAAGGCCGCGTGCCACAGCGGCCAAAATAGACACATCTTCGCCCCCTTGTATGCCCACGGTTCATCTTCTCCAACGCCCTGCGCACGCATCAGTGCGTGGATGTTGCTACGCCAGGCCCCCACGGTTTCTGCGCAGTCAGCGTCGGCCCACACCCGCTGAAGATCCGGCAACGGCTTTTGCCCCATAGGGTCTGCGCCAATACTGCGTAAGTACGGCTTGACCATCCCCTCACGGATGATTTTGTTTTCGTACATCCCCCGTGGATTGAACCTCGTGGGACCGAACATATCGCCGCCCTTCGCCCCGCTGAGAAAGATTACCCCGGCGGTCATGCTAGTCCCGGACCGGGCACATCCGGTGATGAGAATTGGTGATTTCATTGCCAGTTATCCCTTACCCAAGGAATCCGCAATTCGTGCGGACGTGGTTTGCCATGAAAGCAAATGATCTCGGCATCGTGCGGCACCCGGCGACGGCACTGCCGTTTATAGCTATAGATCTTGGCCACGGTTTGCAACGGCGTCCAATTGTAGTGCCCAACGTTGATTTTCTCTGAAATGAACTCCTGATCCCCAGCATATCGACCCAACTGCTCCGGTTGGTAGCCGTTGTTGAACAGTTGGGAAAACATCGCGTGGTCCCAAAGCATTATTCCACTGGCCAACTGCTTCCGCGCACGGTTGGCAGGGTTCCACGGCAACAGCGCCGCAAACGGAGTTTCAAACTGGAGCAGATGGTCGATATTCTTCAAAATCAAGGTGTCCAGGTCAAAGTACAAAATGCGCTTCTTTTCAGTTAAATCGGGGCGGAAAAGCTCCAACTTGCTCCACCACCCCGGCAGGTTTTTCTCCAATGCTGCGATGCGGAAATTGCCCGTCAATGTAGCATCGTCTGTCAAACAAACCACATCCAGCGCAAAAGAAGAATGCCGCCGGATGGCGGAAACCAACTTATGGACGTATTCCGCGGTAAAATCCCCTCCTGTTTTATAGACACATGCCACGGTCACTGAAGGAGAATCACTGGCAGGTTTCGGAGATACCATTGGTGGGATGGTTGATGCAACTGGCCTTGTGCGCGAAGGCAACGATCTCTGTGAAATCGGATTGCCAGATAAAATGGAATGTGCACGCCACGCCAGATATTCTGCCTTCAGTCCAGTTGTCACGTCTACAAAATAGGTTTTGCCCCGCACATCCGGCGGCACGGCACGCCAGAAAAAATCCCGATTGTAGTATTCATTCCAAATTGAGAGGGTCTTGCAACCCAACACTCCTGACATGATGGTAAGACCGGAAGGATATCCCATTACCAACTCGGCTCCGCGTAACAAACCGAAAAGCTGTTGAACGGAAGTCTTGCCAACAATGTTCGCTGACGGCGGCACTGCCCGCAACACAGAACACAACTGGGGATCTTCCGCATCCCAAGGCCCCCCGGCAAATACTGGGCGCAAACCAGTTAGGGCACAAATAGCTTTTACCGATCTGATCACTTCCGAAATTGGAAATTCATCAGTCCAGTATTTATAGGTGCCCTGAAAAACGAAATAGAAAACCACATACGGCCCATATTGCTTCTGGCATGCGGCCTTGAACTGTTCCTGCTCCAAGGAAACCCACATCGGCGGATGCCACTCACAAGCCAACCGATCTATCTCCGCAAGCTCCTTACCAACTCGCAGATGACCATTATAGGAAAGAAAATAATCAAAACCCAACACATTTTCAAATACAGTGCGGCCTTCTTGAGCATACGCCTCCTTCCAAAGGGCACGACTGACTTTATCACTGCCGTCCACCGTGTGCCAAGAAGCCTTGAGAAATGGGAACATCTCCAAAAATGGAAAGGCCCGCTGGTGGCCATTGTATGCCTTCATCCGTGGGCACACCACTGAGACTTCCGGCAGACCCAAATTCTTTTCCTTCAGGAAGGCTGGCAACTTGACAACGCTCCAATAACTGTCACCAATTCCCGGCGGCACCAAAATGGTTGGCCGTTCTTGCCCCGGTTTAGTGATGGTCAACAGGTACTTGGACGGCACCGGACGCTCGACACTGGCGAGTACCAATCCCGCCGCCTCACACAGACGGCGCACTTGCTTTGGCCGCAAATACCAAATGTGCTCTTGCTTCCAGTGATGATCACCTTCCGGCTCAAAAAACGCGGGCAGATCCACCCGCAACGCTCCACCTTGCTTCAGCACTCGGCCCGCTTCTCGCATGAAGTTCAGTGGATCGAGAACATGCTCCAATACGTCATGGCAAGTAACAACATCGAAATGGTCAGTAGGAAAATGAATATTTTCAAATGGCTTGCGGTAGATAAATTCGTCAGCCACTGAATCATGATATTCAGCAATCTCGCACCCAAAGGCTCTCGCCCCCCGCTTCCGGCACTCGTCAACAAAAGCGCCGCTACCACTGCCAATGTCAAGAACCAGCAATTCACTACTTGGATGAATTCCATAATGGTCGCACCTCTTTCTGGCAACCTCCCGGTCATGTGCGGCATCCTTGACCCGGTAGGCTTCGCCAGTCGGTGGATATTTGGCGTAGTATTGGAGATATTCTTCTTGATTGGAAAAAGGGAGTGCAAGCTGCCGAATTGCGCCGCAGTGCTTACAAACACCGAGGGACAGCTTTCCAGCAGCTTGCACATACTTCCCTTCTGGTGTCACGTCCCAGTAGTGGTGCGCGTCCTTGGAAAATTCA